GTAGTAGAGTATCTGACGACTAATCAGACTAAGAGCCATCAAAGCCGCTAGAATCGCATCTCTCTCTGCTTCTATATCCATCATCTGAATGATCGCGTCCTCTGCCTTGTTGCCGTGCTTCGGTGCCTTCGGCATATCGGTTATGATAGGAGACTTAATATCTATCAAAGAGCGACCTGCCATCCGCTCCAAACGCCGAAAGTTCTTCAGCACATCTCTCGCATTACATCTTGTCTGTTTGAAATCTACCTCTCGTAACAATTGCATCAAGTCAAACCGCTCCTTTATGTGATATAATAAATGTGTTGGATTTATTGAATCAGTCGGAGCGATCCGGCTTTTTTTATTTGCTCTTGATTACTTCCATGTCAACTAATCTCGCTACAGCTAAATAATGCTTGTGTTTTGCAGTCGAACGATCACACTTCATTGTATTTTCAATACGAATGATTGCTGAGTTTGACAGTATCTTTTTAACGTATCCTCTGAACGGATAAACGAACTCTTCTGCTTCACAGCGGACCATGTCACCGACTTTGAATTTTGATTTCTTGCGTGTTTTAGGGTTCTTTGTCGGCATATCTAGCATTAAACCGCCGATACCGTGACTGCTAGCGTAAAATCCGTCTTTTAGTTTCATCTTTCTACCACCTCTTCCACTGTTCCATTCACCAACAATGCTGCAGCATCCGCTGTTGCTTTATCAGTGAAAAGCAATCGATGAGATGGATTGCATTCAAAACTATAATTTACTCCATCTTTTCCCCATAAAGCACATTTAGTAAGATAGTTTCCATCGGCATTCTTTATTGCCCATAACGGCTCTTTCTCAACCTCGTAGCCGTTGTATAGGCTCAATAGTGTTTCATATGATTGTCTTGTTGCCCAAGCGAGTAATTCTTCTCCTTGCTCTTGCGTCACTATGCCATCTCGTACAAACCAATCACAGAAATAATATGAATCACCATCTTTAGATTTGATTAAATACGCTATTTTTTCAGCTTTTGTAAAAGGGTCCGTAGATTTCTCAAGCCAACCGGCCACGAGTTGTGGAATAACTGGTTTCTGCGGTTCGTCTATTTTTTTCATTAACGTAATACCTGAATTTATACTCTCGTTATAGCAAGCAGCTATTGCATCATTTCCTATCGCTTTAATACTTTCTAACTTTTTGATTGCTTCCTGTTTATTCATCGCTGTTCCTCCAATAACTCGCTATTCTCGTATATATTTCCGGTGACTTCGTACGTGTATTCTTCAAACAGCTCTGTGTTAAAAATTTGATACTCTAAGTCTTCATCAACAGTGGCACAAACTAATCCGGAATAATCTATTGAATTTTTGACAATACAGACTTTATTATCTAAGTAATCGAAGCCATTTCGCACGCTGACTAATACTATATCCCCTTCAAATATATCCACACCATTCTTATCTTTCATTCCTGTGGATTGCATGAGGTCGATGTTTCGCACGTGATATGATTTCAATTCGGTAGGATTTATCCAATATTCAATAAAGTTTGTTTTGCCGTTTTTAGTAAAATGCAAGACGGCTACATCTCTCATTACGTTCTTTCGTTTATCCCACGCTCTAAACTTCGGTATCATTCGCTGTCCTCCTCGTATTTTTCAATCAATTCCATTACTTTTTTCACTATTTCAAACTCAACCGCTTTTGATTCTTCGAAATCATGAACAATTTCTGGAAACAGTACATCATCAACTACCCACAAAATAATCTGGCGCTTTCCACCAAAATTTATGATTAGATGGTCCGATTCCACAGATAGTGTTGCTCCTGATTCGATATCATATAAATCCATGCTGAATTGAACGAGTTTTTTTATCATTTGCTGTCCTCCTCAAATACTCTTCTAATATTTCTTTATACTTCTCTACAAATTTGAAACGATCTTGATGAAGTTTCTTGCTCCAATTTGTTTGCCGATCCAGCTCACGCATCTGATCGAACCCTTTTTGAATTTCGTTGTAATAAAATTCAATGTTTGCTGCTGCTTTCCAATGCCTGCTACTTCGCACTCCTGCTCCTGTTTCAGCCATTTCTAACTTAACTAATTCAGCTCGTTCTTTTGATTTTTTATCTTTCTGAATCTTCATCATGATTTTCTTGAGGATGATGTCACTGTATTGTGTAATGAGATCCATTATCTCTCCTCCACATACCTAAACTGTCGTCCTTTTGAATCAATCCATAAGCTCCTAGCTCTATCCCAGATAATGTTTTTGCTTAATCCAGTAATTTCAGATAACTGTTCAGCAGTACCTGTTACTAAAATTCGGTCATCATGCCAGATTGCAATTTTTCTCGGCGTTCTCCGTTTGGGCTTTTCAGTCCACATTGATTTACCGAGCTTTTGGACTTCTGCAACTATTTCTTTGTCTTCTTGCCAAGATTCTGACTTGGTTAATTCAGCAATTCTTTTCATTGCTGCTTTCTTATCCACGCTCATTCCTCCAATCGATGGATTTCCCTTCTTAAATTCTCTATGTGCAAATCGATTGCCTTTCTCGCCGTTTCATTGACCATCACTGCCTTTGTTCGTTCCAGATCGTCAATCTCACGCTGAAGGCTTCGAATACGCATTTGAATCACTTCTTCTGTTGTCATGATGATTCCTCCACGTATCTAAACGTTCTCTTCTTAGCGTCTGTGTAGCCACACCTTGCTCTTTTCCTCACGATTTTCTCGTGCAAGCCTGTGAGACTTGCTAACTGTTCAGCTGTCCCTATCACTAGAAGTTTGTCACCGTGCCAAATTGCGATTTTTCGTGGTCTTGGCTTGTTGCTCTTGTCTGCCCACATCGCTCTTCCAAGCCTCATCACTTCTGAAGCAGCTTCTTTGTCATTTTGCCAATCTTCTGAATAAGTCAATTCGATAATTCGCTGCATTGCCGCTTTCTTATCCATCCCGACATTCTCCTTTCAGTAATTTGAGTACTTGATCAAGTGCGCTCTCACGTCCGCCGTGGAACGTGTTGAGCCACTTGTCTTCGTACGATACACTTTGTCTTAAAGCTTCTTGATGCATTAGTTCAATCTGTGCTGTAAATGTCTTTAGGTCCATCTGATTACACCTGCTCAAGTTCATTAAGATGTTTTTGCAAGCCTTTAACACAATCAACAAATAGTAATTTGGTATATGCTAAATTTCTTAATTGTGTTGTATCGATATAAAGTGCGAAATAGTATCTGAGCTTACTCCAACTCGAACGATCATTCTTAATTCCTTCAATTCCAGCTTCTTCGAGTTGATCATATACGTCTCTCAGGACGTCTAATTCCTCGCCCTTTTTATAATTCGCTATTTCATTAATTAGTTCTAGATAATCGATCTTCATTTTTCCACCTCTTAGAATGGTGCTTTTGATTGTCTATTAGCTCGTTCTAGCGCTTTTTTCTTGAGATAGGCTTCTTGGTCGATTGCCCATTCAGGAAGCTTCTCTCGTCTTCCTGTGCGCTTGTATCCACTGCTTGCGTTCTTAGGTTCACTTTTTTCTTTCCTTGCCCAACTTCGAATAGTTGCCAAATAGTTTTTATAAGTCTTACCAGATGATTCACAATACTCTGACAGTCGTTCGATTCGCTCTTGGTAATCATTAGGGAATTCTGTTTTGAGTTTCTCCATCTGCTCATCTGACAAAAGAACATTTTTATACTCTCCGTATTTATGACGGACGGGCTTAGCCTTCGATTTTTTCGAAGGCGGTAACTCTCTTATATATTCTTTTGTATTATTAAATGTATTATTAATAGATGTATTATTATCTTTGACTTTTTCGTCAATAGGGGTATTGCGTTTTTCGTCAATAGGGTATTGATTAATTCGTAGGTACCTATTGATTATTTGATTGGTACCCTCTTTGTAAATGATTTCCCGATTCAAGTATCCAAACTTAATCAAATCACTTACCCATCGCGATATGGTCTCTTTATTCACACCATATAAATCTGCAAAGTACTCATTGCCTGCCCAACAAAAGCCTCTTTCATTACACAAGGCCGTTATCTCTCCGTATAACAACTTAGTATTTGGTTTAAGTCTTTTGTCGTACCTTACGTTGGCTGGTATAATCGCATAATAACTTCGATGTTCTGTCATTTTTACCCTCCAATATTTAACTTTTTGATTGTTTTCTGGTTTAATTTGATCCCTTTGATTTGATATTTATTTTTGAAATTAATCACACCTATTTTGTGCTTCTCTGTGTGATGGATTCTGCAGAGTGCTGCAAATGTGTACTCTGCATGATCAACTTCTTTGCGCTTTCGTCTTCCTAGCGCTTTGTCAAAGTGATCGATGTCAGCTCCTGTTTTGCCACAGATGCAGCAGACTCTTTTTGTGATGCATTTGTAGAAGTAATATTCTTGATTCGCAGGTAAAATCTCATAGCCTTCTTTGAAAGGAATATGATGTTCAAAGATGAAATCTAAGATGATATTTGCTAAGACATTGGCATCACTCACAGTTGTATTCGATTCGTCTTTCAGGCTTATTTTGCGCCCTGTGACACCTTCAAAACGAAAGTAGAAGAATTCCTTCCAGAAGTCCGTTGGCATGCCTGTATCGATAAAAATATCGCCTATCAGCGCATAGATGAAGTTTCGTTGCTGTACGGTGAAACGTCTAGGATCAATAAAACGAATTTCAATGACTCGATCACCATCGTAGCCGTCATACATCGTCTTTAGTCGATCAATGTTCACTTCCTCATTGATGGTTGCGCTTATGTCTTTTCCTTTGAACTTTTTCAGAACCGCTGAATATGAATCGATTAATGGTTTAAACACTCATATCACTTCTTATCTAATTCTTTTCTCTTAGCTGCTATTGCTCGCTCCATCAAGGCACATTGCTCATAGCTTAACTGTTCAATAGTTTCAACGTTATCAGCTAAGAGCCCTAATTTATCTGTCTGCTCATTAACATATTCGATTAAGGTTTTGGTCATATCTTTACCCATCTGCTCATTGAAAGCTTCTAGAATCGTCTCTAGCATGTTTAATTTCTTTGTATCGATTCTAGGTGGTGTTGGAATATCTTCCCCTTGAAATACATATAATCCCAGTCCGTGTAGAGCCAATGCTTTCACAAAGCATCGCTTCAATGAGTTATTGATTTGCATTGCATTTGGTTTAACAACTGGTTGGTTTCGATAATCTAAAACAGGAAATAATTCGGTTTCCGTGTGTCCTTTAACCGTTACTGAGACAGATACATAAGTCCCAGTTTCATCCATAAGAAAAGGTTTATATTCCTCAACAAGAAAGTCTTGATGAGTTCCAGAAACAACCCTGTAGTGTTTGTACTCATTAATAGTTACCGTTGCCTGTGGATCATTCTTTTTCATAATCTCCCACGCGTGAGCCCAAGATAAATAATCAAAATTTCCTTTTTTCTTGAGAATTTTATTTAACTTACGACTAAAAAGTTTTTCAAAGTTCGTTGTCCCTTTGATTTCACTCATCAAATTCTGCCTCCATTTCAGCAATGTATTTCTTACCTGGTCCGTAATAAGAGATATCAATCAAGTTATCTCTGTCGTACTCTTCTAGCGCATCAATCAAGCCATCTTCGATGACGTAAATATATTCAGGTTTATTCGAATGCTTCGATAGATGGATAAGATAAACATGATCCCAAATAGTTACATGGTTGCCTAAATCATCTTGATCCCAAGCTAGTTCTTCATTCGTCAAAAGATTTCGTCTGATTTTTCGACCACTTGTTTCCTCAATTTTCGGCTTGCCCCAATCAGGATCAATCAAATATTGATCTAGAGTGGAAAGTTCTTTTTCCATATGCTAAAATCTCCTTATGATGTGTTTTCTTTGTGACTCTTTGCTTGCCGGCGGAGTCACTTTTTTATTTGTTGCCATGCTTTTTGCTTGTCAATATGTTGTTGGCTTAGGATGATTGGTTTATAGTATTTCCACCAGCAATTAGCAATTGCCGTCCCTATTCTTAGCGCTTCAGCTCTATTCATTGTCATCACCAAAAAGTCTCTGTTGTCTGTTCAGTTGATCAATTTCCATACGGATCGCAGTTTCTGGCAACCACATTTCAATAAATGAAACAGCATCATCGAATCTCTTACGAGGTAACTCGCCATATCTTGGGATTGAAAAGGTACGTTTAAATTCAGACCAAAATTTTGAGAATACTTTTTTGCTGATTTCTTCATAAGCTCGGCTTTCTTTTCCCCCTAGAACTCCCATAACTTTCATATTTCCTTTTTGCTTAATTTCAAACTCTTGTTGTCCGCTAATTCGCATAGTATCTTTAAGCATGGAAACATCTTTTTTAACATCTTTCATTTCTTCTAATTGATAGATCATCATATCTTCAATTGTTTGAGGAACAGTATTCTTGCGAATAACATCTTCCATTTCGTTGAATGCTTCAATGTATTTTTGTTTGAAGTAGATAGCTTTCTTTCCTGTAAACCCCATAGCCAGCAAGAAAAATCCATCTCTACTAATGAAGAAAACTCGTCGATTTCTGCCATATGAATCTGGTTCATTACCTTCTACAAACATCTGTCCAAAATTGGACACATCTTTTTTTAGTGCATCAATATCTCTTAAAACATGTTGATGCTTTTTCTCAAAACTTTCTGCAACTTGCAAACTCGTAGTCACAGCTTCTTTATTTTTCAAAATTACTAATTCTTGCATTATTTCTTCTCTCCTCTTTGATATAATGTAGATAAAAAATGGTGGTGGTATAAATTGAGTCTTATTGACTTTATTAAACAATTTGACTGGAATAACATTGTTAAAACCATTAAAGATTTTATTTTGCCTATTACGTCTCTAGTATTTTCAACATTTGCTTTTTATATCTCCTATACAG